CACTTCTCTTCTTCATCTTTTTTATGTTTTGAAAATGATAAAAAATTTAGTTTAGTCCACCACATTTTAGTATATATTATACAGACATGTACAAAAAAAGTCAAGTCCTTTTTGAACTTGACCTTTTTCGTTTTAAAGACTAAGCGGCTTCTGCGTACTCTACCGCAAGTTCAACTGCTTTAATCTTTCTAGTTTGGTTTCTACCAAACCATGCAGACGCCATTCTTGAGTCTGACTCTCTACCGAGTTTGTGGTCGGTCAAGTAAGTCACACTATTTAATGCGTCCCACCAAGTGTTTTTCGCACCTAGTTCTGCACCAGGCTGAGTCTCCAAGACTGCATACGCATCTTGTCCATTTGCAGACAAGTCTTTGTATGTATTAATCTTGACCTCTTTCTTACCTTGGTAAGTTCTAGGAAAGACTTCATTGTAGTACTCAATGATTGCCTTTGAACTAAACTTCTTACTCGCAAGAAACTCCGCAACTTCTTTGTACTGTGCGAACTTCTCACTTGCAAGACCCATAGTCTCTTTGACGTGGTCTGCGTCAAATACTTTTCTATGGTTAAGTTTTGCACCTTGGTTTTTAACCGATGCAAGTGCCATACTCAAAGTATTATTACATACCACCCTAATAGGAGTAAATCTAATATCAATAGACTTACCGTACTCATGCGGATTTGCAAATAGTAAGTATGAGTCAACTTGGTCTTCTTTACCAACACTAAATGACTCTTTGACTTTTGCAAGTCCCCAAACCATTTTACCGTCTCTTAAAGACCCCGCAGTTTCCATACTCATGTCACCCGCATAACAGTATTCCGAAAAGAACTCAAATGCTTCTTCGTTCTGCACGGGATACCACTTCTTACCCACCTGAGTAAGAACCTTATTATCAGAACTTCTTACGAGTGCTTCTTGACCCGTAGGAACTTCTATATCACCAACCTTTGCATAGGTTGGCACCTTGTCAACAGACCAATCAAGACCTGCTTTTACCATGATTTGATTAGGTGTTAAATCATCACTGACTTTAGTCCCTAACCCATGCCACGGAACTTCTCCCGCATATGCCATGGTTTCTACTGCTGCTACCATATAGCCTCCTTATGATTGCACCCAAGAAATATTCTTGGGTAGTTTGTTAAAATTATATTCAGGTTTAATTTCTTTAACCAAAATTCTGTATGCGAAGTCTATACTTGAGTTGGGGTCAAAACCACCAATGTGCCAATCTACTGGCATAGTCTCTAAAGACTGTTGACCATAAAGACTTGCTCTCCAATCATAGATAGTGAACTCGAAAGTTTCAAAATCATCACATTCTAATTGTGGATTGTAAAAATGTCTTTTACCTTCAATCGCCCAAGTGTACTCACTTTTTTCATCACCGAACATAATGTCGGTAGGAGCACCAATGATACTAACTAATTGTTTGAATGTCATAGGTTTAATACCTATTTCACTAAACTTTGCTTGTAGACAAGTACCACCGATATTACTTGTATCTTCGGATACTTCATAACTGAAACCCGAAGTTTGTGTATACTCCCTTTTTAAACCTTTAACTGAATACATACTCATAGTTGTGGACTCTCCTCAAATCTTTTTTCGATTACTAAATCAATTAAGTCGTCATAAACGAACTTTTCTTCATATGCTTCTTGATAAGTCATTTGAAGTTCATCTAGTAAATCCTCAAAAGAATAATTCGCATTCAAGACTTGCATCTCGATGCGGTCTCTTACATTTTCATTATAATTGTTTGACATTTATTTACCTCTCTAATTTATGTTGTTATTATAACAAGTCTAACAAGAATTGTCAAGTCTTTTCTTAACAAATCTTTTCTATCATACTGAATGGAACTCTGTATGAACAACCTTTCATTTGAACTAAGGCTTTTGATTTATTAACCTTTTTAACCCAACCTTTAGTTTTAACGGTTTTAGTTTTTTTAACCTCAACCACGTTGACATAGTCTCCAACTGATAAAGAGTTCTTTACTACATCGTCCCATTGAGATTGCATCTCTCTTATTACGGTATTAAGTTCAGTAGCATTTCCTACTTTTTCTAACAGTTTAAAGACTCTTGATTGGAGTTCAACATTAAGTTTTCTTGATTTCATAATAAGTATTATAGGGTATTTAACAAGTAAAGTCAACACTTATTTTGAAAATAATGTTTAAGGACGACAGAATATGACGCAGTTATACGTACTTAGAAAAAAAGGTAAGAACTAAACGGTCAGTAGTACTATGTAATGGGTGGTGTGGTGTATGTGCATCAAAACAAACTGCACGATTATATTTAAAAGGAACAATCTCATTATCTATCCATGTACCGTCACTTCCTTTTAGATAGATGACTCCAGAAAAATCCCACCTTACGTCTGTATGTGGTGTTGGTTTTCCTATATTCTGAGATACTAGATGTTGATAGAATGTCAACCACCCTACTCTAACATTAAACATCTTATTTAATTTATGGGTGATATCAGGAAACTCTAATTGTAAATCATTACTTCGGAGTCCAGGCCATTTTCCTACGGACTCGAGTGGGTCTATCTTTTGGTATTCTTCCGCAGTGAAGTATTGACATGTACTTGCGTACTCCAATACTTCATCTGGGTCTTCTAAAAAGTTATCAAATATTTGGTACTTAGAATTTGACACTTAACTGTAAGGTTGCGTAGAGTTTATCAGTATTATAGTCATCATCTACTATATATCTAACTCCAGGCCTTATAGTGAACTTTTTACCAAACTTGATATTTAACATTATATCAGTTTGAATATCTTCAAAGTCTCCGTCATCTACACCGTCTCTTGCGAATGCAAATCTAGGTGAGAAATGAACTTGCGGTGCAACACAAACTAAATCGGTATTACATTTAAAGTCTCCCTTATAACCAAGAGTTGTTAATACTCTAAAGTAATAAGTATTACCTTTTCCTTTTTTACCTTCGATATCACGATACTCTACTCTAGGTCTAAAGTAGAAACCATTATCTTGTTTGAAGAGTTTTACGGATACTCTGGGTCGGTGTTCAATCCTACCTTTCTTCTCGATGTACTGATAAGAAAATTTCCAGTTATCAAGTTTGTATCCAAATTGATGATGTGTTTTATCACTCTCTCCAAAGTAATGTCTGTACCTATAGTGGACATCTTTGGTTTGGACTTTAAAGTTTAGTTGTTCTCTATCCCAATTCTCTGCAAAAATCGGTGCAGAAAGTAGAACAATCAATACTAAAAGTTTCTTCATTATAATATCTCCATAATTAATTATGTAAGTATATATGTGTTTTATAACCCCCTTTTCTTATAAATAGGAATGTATGACGAATATAGTGCAATTATTAATGGAAGTTGGTATCCCGATAGGTTCTGCTATCGTTATGGGGTTCTTTATCTTTTTGACATTGAAATATATTCTGGACGGTGTTGCGGGTTCGGTAGAAGGACTTACTAACATCATGAAAGGATTAGAGTCTAGAGTTCGTCAGATGAACAACGACATGATTAAAATAGATTTAATCGTCAGTGAGGCTTTGGAATTAAGACCCGATGTAGATAGGGTTGCTCGTGCAGAAAATTTTATGGAAGACGGTAAAATTGATGCGAGACGAGATTAGTGAACATTGACCAAATAGTTTTAATTATCAACGAATTAGGATATCCCGTTCTAATGACTTTTGGTATGGGATATTTTATCTGGTATGTATGGCAGTATGTGACTAAGAAGTTGAAACCAACAATTAGTGCATCACATAAAATGCTAATCAATCTCCTTGACCAAATAAGAATGTTAGACAATGATTTAATTAGATTACAACAAAAAGTAAACACTGTAATCGAATATAGGAAACAACAAGAAAACAATGAAAAGAATAATAATACTAAGTCTACTCGCAAGTAGTATATACACTTCCGAAGTAGTACACAAGTTTAAGAGTCCTAGTTTCTCTGGGATATCTACGTCATCTCATTATCTAACAATTGAAAACCAAGAGAAAAGTAGAAGAGGTAAAATTGCAGATGACTTAGAGTCTGCGATTGCAGCTGCAGAAAGAGATGCAGAAGGAACAACACAAGCAAAATTCTTACGAAACTTAGAGTCTAGAATTTATGCACAGATATCCAAACAACTAGTAGATAAAATGTTCGGTACAGAAGACGTAGATGCGGAGTTAGAAGGTTTCTTCGATTTAATGGGAAACAGTATAAGTTATGAAGTATGCACTGGTTGTGGAGTAGACGGTGTTGATGTAATAAGAATATCAATCACCAGTGAAGACGGAACGATAACAAGTTTAGATGTACCGATAGGAAGTGGTTTATTCTAATGAGATTTTTTGTTATACTCGGACTAATCGTAGTCATGTACGGTTGTGCAACCATAACTAAATTTCACGAAATAGATTGTGAAGAGAAAATATTGGAGTGTCGTGAAAGTGCGAGTGTTGAGAACATACCAACTACTGACGCACTGAAAAGTGTTAATCCACCGAAAGGCGAGAAAGTAGTAGTTGCAGTGTATCAGTTTTTAGATAAGACTGGACAAAGAAAATATAGAGATAACTTCTCTGACTTTTCTACTGCAGTGACACAAGGTGCAGAAACTTTACTGATTGATGCACTCAAAACTGCGGGTAAAGGAGAATGGTTTAGAGTTGTAGAAAGAACAAATATAGATGCACTTGTCAAAGAAAGACAGATTATCAGAAGTGCGAGAGAGGAGTTCAACGAAAAGAAAAAGTTAAGTCCTTTATTGTTTGCGGGATTATTAGTAGAAGGTGGTATTGTCGGATATGATACCAACTTAGAGTCAGGTGGTCGTGGTGCAAGGTGGTTAGGTATTGGTGCATCGACTACGTATAGAAGAGACTCAGTAGTCGTTAGTGTGCGAGTAGTATCGACACTAACTGGAGAGGTTTTGTTAAACGTACAGACAAAGAAAACAATCTTATCTGTAGGTGGTGGATATGATGTATTCCGATTTTTTGATATGGATACAAAGTTATTGGAAATTGAAGACGGCAACGGATTTAATGAAAGTGTCACATATGCGACACGTTCTGCGATTGAAGTTGCGGTATTAGAACTTATTTACCAAGGCCACGATAGAGGTTATTGGGAAATAGAAGGTGAACATCGTCACCCGCATATGAATGACGGGACAAACGATAGACATCAAATAAAGGAGAAAAAATGAGAGTAGTTCTCGGTTTGTTATTAGTTTATATTACACACTTGCCTGTAGTTATGTTTGCAGACAATGAAATATATATTGAACAAGTAGGAGACGGACTTGAGTTAATTATTGAACAAACGGGTAATGGAAACTTGGTTGGTCAAAATACAAGTACGGGTTCTTCTGCATCTGATATGAAAATGCAGTTAGAAGACGGTAATGCATATTGGTTGTTCAATGGTAGTTCAAACTTATTGTTTGGAGATATTGCGTCCACTGGATTTAATATCGACTACAATGTCTCTGGTTCTTCAAACAGAATTAATCAGTTGATTGGTGAAGTCACTGGAAATACCAATAGTAATTATAGTGCAGATAATATCGATTTAAATGTTGACCTACAAGGAAGTAGTAATCAATTGACATTTAGATTTGGTAATAAATCTGAAACTTATAATACTCCTAATAATTTAGGAGACGGTGCGTTCTTCAATAATAGTGCGGGATTTCAAACTTACTCCGCACATACTTTTACTAATGGAGAAATATCTACTTACGGTACATACGGTGGTACGTGTGGTGGTTCTGCATGTACTAACAACTATGGTTCGACAGCCGCATACTGGGATAGTTGGACTATTACCGAAGGTAGTGCAGACGGTCTAAATCTAGATTTACTAGTTGACGGTTCTGGTGCATCTAACACAATTGGTGCATTTGTAAACTCTGCAAACGCAACTTGGGATTGGGATATCACTGGTTCTAACAACTGGATATTAACAACTCAAGAAGACGGTAGTGATAACAAGATATCTGTAGATTTAACTGGAGATAAAAACTATGTCTTCGTAGGTCAAAGAACGGGTACAAGTTTATCAAGTACTGAGGCGATATTAGATGCAAGTTTTGTCACTGACGGGTCAGAAATCACGATTATTCAACAAGATACTGGCGAGTAGTTTATTACTGATAGGTTCTGTATTATACGCAGAACCTATTGGTGATGTTCGAGAGTCTACGGGTGCAAGTCAAGTCACACGTCAGACGGGAGAGTCATACGAAGGTGCAGTAGACCTTTCGGTTCTTTTCATGGATAAAATGGAAACCATGAAAGGACGTATGAAAGTTGAACTAATTGACGAAAGTGTTTTTACTATAACAGAACATTCTATGGTCATCGTAGATAAATTTATCTATGACCCCAACCCTACAAAATCTACTCTTGCACTTACCTTTGCAAAAGGTACTGCGAGATTTGTCACCAGTAAGACTGGTAAAATACCAAAAGAAAATATTAGTATCAATACAAGTTCTGCAACGATTGGTATTCGTGGAACTGACTTTACTGTCACGGTAGATGAACTGGGTAGAACTTTAGTTGTTCTTTTACCAGATGAAACTGGAGCTCCTTCTGGTTCAGTCATCGTATCTAATCTGGGTGGAGAGATTATTCTGGACGAAGCATATCAGGCAACTCTGGTACAAAGTTATGATGTCATACCAAAAGAAACTGTTATTCTACAAGGTATTACTATTCCTATGATTGATAATATGTTTATTGTAAATCCCCCAAAAGAAATACGAAAGATTGCAGAAGAAGAAGAAAAGACCACTGATGAAAATGGTGGTATTTTAGATATAGACTATCTGGACTTTGATGCATTAGAAGATGATGCGTTAGATAAAGAAGATGCATTTGAGTTTACCGAACTGGATATCAATTTACTTGATGTAGACTTTTTACAAGATGTATTAGACATTGTTGCAGAATTAGACAAACTTACTGAGTTAGATAGGAAGTCAGAAGAGATAGATAGTATAAATATAGAAGGTACAACAATTGGTTTTGACCAAGATACTCAGTATAATACTTTAGTAGATAAAAGTGCGGGTAAAATCACATTGAATAGAGAAGTAAGTGGTAAGATAAGAATTACCCAACCTATCTATTCTAATGCAAGGATAGTCACAATAACTGACCAGAAACCAAGTGACATTATATTAGGAGACGGTTCGGGTGCGAACATAACGATAATACAACAATGAAAAGTTTTAAACATTTTGCAGAAGAAGAAGAAAAAACCAAAGAGATGAATAAAGAAAGTCTTTGGGATAATATTCGTAAAAAGAAAGAAAGAATTAAAAGGGGTTCGGGGGAAAGAATGAGAAAGAAAGGAGAGAAAGGAGCTCCTACTGCAGACCAGATACAAAGAGCACAAGAAGATTATATGGAATACCACCCAAAGAACAACGCAAAATATCGTAAACTCACACCTAATCAATGAAAGGTTTCAAAGAAGGTATAATGATTGTACTCCCTTGGTGGATAGGGTTTAGTATTATATTACTCAGTATAGAATATCTTCGTGCAGATAATGAAATAAACATCACACAAAGTGGAGACGGTATAGACTTGTTTATAGAACAAGAAGGTAAAAACAACCTTGTAGACTTCTCAATGTATCACTGGGGTAATAAAGTAAAGATATCTCAATATGGACATAACAATCAAATAACTTATGGCCCTTGGGGTACTTTAAGTAGTGGAGATTTAGACGGAACATTTAATGAACTAGACTTTCAACAATGGTGTAGTCGTGGTTCAAGTTGTAAAACATCTCAAATAAAATTTCATGTTGAAGGTGATAATAATGAAGTTCGTTGGGGACAAGGTAGAATAATAAGTTCTCCAACTGCAAGTTGGACTTGGGACGGTGGAGAAGGTGGTGGTCATTACTCACTTATTGATATTCATGGAGATAATAATAATCTTGCGGGTAATCAAAGAAACTCGTCTGCGGGTATCTACAGTGAACATCAAGCTACCTTTTATCTTTACTCTGATAACAACGATGTATTCTGGAGACAAAATACTGACGGTGTAAAAACCGTGACTCTATACACATACAATGACGGAAACGATGTGACTGGATTTCAAACTGGTTATGCAACACATACTGCAAACATATCTTTAACTGGTTCTTTCCCAACTACATTAAGTTTAGAACAAAAAGGTGGTACTGCACAATCATATTCTTTATCACAGAACTGTCAGACTTCGGGGGGTTGTAGTGTCTCAGTCGTCCAACAATAATACCTTTTGGTCGCACCACTGCGAAAAAAGAAAAGATAAAGTCTTTGTACCAGTCGGTGCAAAGTGTACTTTTTGTGGTAAGAAAGAACTAGAGTGTATGACTAGAAGAGTATTTCCCTAGTTTTTAGAACGAGTCTTTTCGTGTACATGTAGCATAATCAATGCATAGTGTATAACCTTCATTAAGTCTTCTTTGTTATACCCATTCTTATTTCCATATCGTTGTGCATACTTCATGATGTTTCCGATACAGAACCCTTCTCCATGTCCACCGTCAATAATAAACTCAGTTGCTTGAAACTTGTTTTTAGAATAATGTTGATTATAAGTTTTATCAACATAAGTCTTAAGTTCTTTTAGAAATTTATCTTCATCATATTTATAGTCTGTCTGCATAATATATCCCAAATCCAATTAGTATTATAAACCAAGTCAAAACTGCATATGCATACTTTTGTTCTTGTAAATGTTTTTTAAAAGTCACTATGTATAATTTCTTTAATGCCTTTTGATAATTGTCCGCCATTATACACTCCTATGCATTGTTTGTCAAATATTTTTGTATTAATGCATCTCCTTCTAGTTTCTTACCAAAAGTGTGAATTAGTTTTCCGTCTTTCTCTCTTTCAATTCTACCGTCATTATATGTAGTATCGGTGACAGAACCATTCTCGGTATCTTGTGGTCTGTCATCGTAATAACAAGTATTGGTTTGATGACAATGTATTTGTTCTATACCTTTAGCCCATTCTTCTGCATCAAGTAATAGTTTTTGTCTTTGCACTACTTCGGTGTATTGTGTCATAATCCTATCTTTTGCACATTTGATATCATCTTCATCATTAACATAACTCTTTCTTGTTCTACACCACTTCTTTTGCAGTCCATTCCAACCATAAAAGTATGTTTGTAAACTTCACTGTTAATATCATTCCACATTTTTTTTGCAACATAATCAGGTTCTAACATGTTAATACTTTTAAATAAATCTTCTTCTCCTTCTCCAACAAGTATTCTAGTTTTTACCCAACCCAATACATAGTTAGTCCAATAGACTTCCCTTTCGTCCATTAACCAATGCATGTATGCTTCAAGTAATAATCTTCTTTTAGATTGTCCATAATCACTAAAGGGTAATTTAGGCATGTTTGGATAAAAATTCTTTTCATCATCACAAAGCATTTTTAAACCAGAAGTAGAACCAGTTGTAATCATAATTCTAGGTTCTTTTAGATTTTTATTTTTACACCACCATGTTGATATTTCGTTTTGAGCATAACCACCCCATGCATTATTGAAAAGTATATCTGGGTTGTATTCTTTTATTTCCCCTATGACGTTTGGTAAATTTTCTCTAAGGTCGTGTCCCGTTTCCCGAGACATACCCTTTACTTCATAATCACTTGGAGTATTTTCTAGTATTGCTTTACCAATACCAGAAGTATGTCCCGTAATTAGTACCTTCATGGATTTACTTTTTGAATTATCGAAGTTGCGTCTTCGTATGCTTTCTTGATATCTTCATGAGTATCAACTACTAAAACTACTGCAGTTTTTTTAACTGATACTTCTTCGGGAGACTCTACAGATGTCACACAAACACCTTTTGCAAAACCAAATCCCGTTTCACTTTGAATAACCATTCTAGGTTTTTTAATTACGATTACATCTGCACCTTCATCGATGTCTCCAATGTATTCTCCATAGGTTGT